GCGGTGGCTCATTTTTTATTTATTTGCAAGTACTTTCCCCATATTAGTAATTGCTGCATTTACTTCTTCTTTCATTTCATCAGTTACATGTGTGTAAATGGCAAGTGTAGTACGTGGCTCGTTATGGCCCACACGTTCCATAATAGCTTTTAAAGGTACATTGGACTCTGCAAGAATAGATATATGGGTATGTCTAAATGTATGTGTACTTACTGGTTTATGAAAACCAAGTTTTTTAATAGTCCTATTTACATAGTGTAGATCATATGGCAAGCCACCGTCTGTTACAAATATATATCCTAGGTCAACAAACTTTGACTTCCATAAGCGCCTTGCTTGATTAGCAGTAATAAAATGATTAATGATTTGTACTGCCCTATCATCTAGCTTTACTTTACGGATAGAATGAACATTCTTTGGGGGTAAACGCATAGATGCATCTGCAAAGCTACCACGATTAGACAGAGTAGCATTTATATCAATTTCAGCATTTTCAATGTCATAGTCTTGAGTGCGGAGGGCAACCATTTCACCAAATCTAAGACCAGTTAAAGATTGAAATTCACATAATAGAGATACATGATGATTAATTTTATCTAATTGTGTAAGCAAATCTTTTAGTTCATCCTTAGTTAGAAATTTAGAACGCTGCTTTTTAACATGATCTACATTAGCCACAGGCTTTTGTAGTTCAATATTATCTAAGAATGAAATATCACGAATATACTCCATGCGCCTTGCATACTTCAATGATTGCCTAATAAGACTAAGAGCAAGCTTAGTATAGTTATATGAATATTGGCAAGCGAATTTATCAAAGGTACTTTGGATAATGTAAGGGGATAACTTAGATAATAATATATCAGTAGGGAACCATTTAATAACCTGCTTATGTAAATTATCCATACTATATTGAGTAGATGATTTTCTAAACGCACGCTTTGACTCTAAATATTCAGATACAACATCATTTAATGTCATATCCTTGGCAATGTCTGTATTAGTGGCCAAGTCAATTTTCTTTTGTAATTCAGCCTGCGCAAGCTTGTATGCTTGTCTACTATTACTATTTAATGTAACAGATACTCTTTTTGTTTTACCGCTATATGTGTCTGTATAACGTTCTTGAAATTTATATTTAGTGATACCAGCTTTAGTGGTTATAGTTTCAACCCACATTAAAAAATACCTCCTAGGCTAAAAATAGTATAAGAAATAAGCCTTAGAGGTATGGTATAATAATGGTGGAGTAAAAATAGAGTACCTCTAAGGTATGATGTTTTTAATGGCCCTCACTGCGGTGGGGGCTTATTTTTTTTGTCATTATTTAGATAATCGATTAAAAGGATAGTCTGTTAATAGAATATCTTTTAATTGATCACGTGCATCATTGAAGTCGCTATCATGCAAAGATAGATACTCCTTTTTGCCAAACTCACCACGAGAATATAAAAACTCTTTGAATTTAGTAAGCGTAGATTGCAATGTATCAATTTTCTTTTTAATTTTTGTAATATCAGATTGGTCACTAATATCATTCAATATATCATCAATCTTATCATTATATGCATCTACTTTATTTAGATAGCCTTCAGTATCAAAATATGATTGTTTTGTGTTTGATGATGAAAGAGAAATAGTAGGCTCATTTATCATATTTAACAACTCAAACAGCTGTTCAGCAGTAAGCATATATGGCTCATAGTCTAAATGTTCTGAAATAGTATTAGAAATATCTATTTGCAATGCATCAATAGTAATCGGATTAAGTCGAATTTCTGGCTTAGGTGTAAAAGAACTTAGCACTGATTTTAAAAATGAAAACATAATAATTCCCCCTAATAATTAAATATAGTGATGATAAAATTCTATATTCTCTAACAAATCATCAGTAAGTTCTTTGCGCCTTACCATATGCTCAATTAAATTAACATGATGATCTATATGAAAATCGTCATTAATGATATGCAACAATTCATGCTTTACTTCATTACGCATATCTTCAAAAGACATATTTTTGCGAATATAAATATTGTGTACACCTTCATCTTCCCCAACAGATGACACAGCCTTAACATTAGGAATATCACACTCAATAATATTAACAACCACTCTCTAACATCCCCCATTACAAATTTATTTATGTTTAAGTTTGAGTAATTCTATATATTCTACAGCTTTTTCCATATCCTCCTTTGAGATGCCACGAGATGCGGAGAATAACATACGCATTTCTGGACGAGTGCGAAGCATTTCCGCATATTCTGCAGTTTCTGCATCTAAATAATAATTAGTAGATTGCTCATTTGTTGGAATATTCTCATCATAGCCAAGTAACCATGCAGGGCTAACATTTAATGCTTTAGCAATAATATATACTTTGTCTTGCTTTGGTTCGTATCGGTCATTTAACCAATCAGAAATGGAGGATTGACGGATACCAGTACGCTTTGCTAATTCAGTTTGAGTTATTTTACGTTCTTTCATGATACTTTTTAAACGATTTATAAATTGAATACTCATGATAACTTCTCCTCTAATACTTGCTATACGATTATTATAAACGGAAAACCGTCAAAAGTAAACATATTTTTATAAATATTAAACCAAACTTAAACGGAAAACCGATAGACAAAAGAGAGAAACAAGTATATTATTGAATTACGGAAAGCCGATAATTAAAAAAGGAGGTACAGAAATGGAATTTGATTATACAAATCTAAGAGCATTTATCAAAGAACATTTTCATACTCTAAAAGAGTTTGCTCATTTCTTAGGCATTGGTACAACGCAGTTAGGCCAACGCTTAGCTAACAAAGTACCATTTACTCAAAGAGAAATTGATAGAGTGGCCAACAATATGGAATGTGGGAAATTAGATATGAATAAAATTGATGCTCTTTTTTTTCAAAAGAAATAACGGAAATCTGATAATCAAGATAAGGTGAAATCAAATGAAGAAAACAAAGAAAAAAAGAAAATCACCACGCATAACAATCAAGATACATGGTGATTTAAATATGGATAAGTTAGTTAGGTTGTTTAAAATCGCCAATGGAAACAGCAGTTACTAGTGATGTATTCAAAAGGAATGAACCTAGATTATGAGTACCATTAGGCGTAATTAGTTGAATGTCTTTAAGAAGGATAGAATCTTTATCAAATATCATATGACGGTCTGGATTAGGTATGAAATTTTTGTTGGCTGCTTTTTCAGAGCTTTCTAAAAATTGATAAAGAACTTTTGCCTGTGGATTTGAATCATCACTAAAAACAGGGAGCGCAGATAACAGACCTTGGTTTGTAAGAAGTAATAATCTATTATCTTTTAATTCTTTCATGTCTAAAGACATAGCAAAGGAAATTATTTTTCTATGCATATCCATAATTTCACCTCCTTTCAAGGTGATTATAGCAATTATAAAAGAAAGATGAAATAGGAGGAAATATTAATGTTGGTAATTGCAATTGAAGCAAATATAGACAAAATGAAAGACGAAAAATTTATTAAAGCATATGAACGAGTATCTAAAGCGAAGGATGAAGTAGAGCAAGGAATTAAAGAGTTAGGAGAACTAGGAATAAAAGTTAACGTGGATTATTTAAATATAAGACGTGATTAGAAGGAGTAGTAGGAATGGAAAGTGTTCAACCAAAGTATGTTCCTATTAGCACACTAGCTAAGATATGGGGACGGAGCAAGATGTACATCTACAGGCGGATTGATATGATCCGCAATGAAGGTAAGTTTGACCAAATATGCATGCAGTTGGGACCACAACAAACGCTGGTACATGTAGATAAATTTGAAGCATGGATGAAAGGGCAGCACATGAAGTGGCTAAAGGGGGCATAGGAGATGAACATTATAAATCTAATAACAACCGTGCAATGGTGCTTAGGGATATTAGGGTTAGGACTATATTGCGGAATTGAGCAAGCGGAAGGCTGGCAAATATTAATTAATGTAGTTCTTACGCTGACAACTGGCATCACAATTTGGATGTTAGGCATGGTTAAGGAGGTGATAATCAATGAAAAGCAAAAAAGAAAAAGCACTAGATCTACTAAAAACATATTTAATGTTTGATGATGAAGAAATGCAGGTGTTAAGGGAACGAATTACATCAATCAGTGTAAGCAATAAAAGCGCAAGTTTAGACTTTACTATTCTTGCTAATGGATGCGCTATCTTTGTTAAGCGAAAAACAGGTGAGTATGTAATACGCATAACAGGAAAAGGCCCAATTAAAGAAAACAAAGTACATCTTGCATTAACAGCAAGAGAAATACTGCTTGATGCGGTGATGAATAATGAGTAAACACTGCAGCATATGTGATGAGTGCAATAAAAAAGGCCATGCCTACATACACTGTAGACAGGCTAAAGGGCTTATATGTATGGAACATTGCGATGCATGCCAATATTTAGAGATTGAACAAGGTGACATGCATTGCAATTATCCTAGGCAAAAAGAAAAGGCCACTAATTAAAGTAGCCTAATCAAGCACGTAATTACGCACCAAACCTAACGTAATTATATCACACATGGGCATGAAAGACTAGAGAAAAGCTTATTTCAAGGCTTTTCTTATTAACTAGATATAACATATTAACAAATCAACCATGGGGAGTAATTACGATGAGGAAGCGTAAGAAGGTCATATCTAAAAATATGATAGAGGTACTTGATTACCACACATCAAGAACATATAGAAAGAATGGCAAGCGTGTAAAAAAGAAAAACATCACACCAGAAGCCGTGAAAAAGCAAAATGAAAAACAAGCGGAAGCAATGCTGCGTATGTTGATTGATAATAACTTCACTACAAATGATTGTTACATCACACTCACATATAAAGAACAGCCTGCAACATGGGAAGATGCAAAGAAAGATATTCAGAATTTTATAAGACGGCTTAAACGTAGATATAAAAAACTGGATAAAGAATTGAAATACATTTATATAGCGGAGGGGAAAACAAGAATACATTTCCACATGATCATCAATAATGCAGAACTATATTCAGATGAATTGAATGAACTTTGGCCACATGGCATGCATAAGTTGATGTTGTATCAAGGAAGGGCAGAAGATGCAGTGAGATTAGCAAGCTACTTTGTAAAAGAAAAACGGAGTGCATGTTATTCAGATAAAGAAGATGCATTTAAGCGCAGGTGGAACAGTAGCAAGAATTTAGAAAAACCAAAAGTAAAAACAGAAATATTGAAGCCAAGCGAATGGAGAGATTACATCCAACCGCCAAAAGGCTACTACGTGGAAACAGACAGTGTAGTTGAGTCTGTATCTGATGAAGGTTATCCTTATAGATTTTACAGGCTAATAAGAATTGAGGAGGTAAAACATGGAACTACTAGGGATAGGAATTGTGATAGTGGCAATGCTAGGAGTAGCAATAATGTCGTTATGCGTAATTAGTAAAGAATGTGAGAAATGGGAGGAAGAAATAAATGATAAACGTAAATGAAGTATTTTTGAGCGGTAACGTAGTAGCAGATGCAGAACTACGATATACGAAAACAGGGAAGCCAGTACTCACATTTAGAATGGCAACAAATAAATATGTGAATGAGCAACAGAGTACACAATATCACAATATTGTATGCTGGGTTGATGCGGAAAAATACAGTGGATTAAAGAAAGGTGATTTTGTATCAGTAAATGGTGAACTAAGAACTAGATCATATGAAAAAGACGGAGGGAAAAGATACATTACAGAGATTGTGGCCAAAGTACTTACATATGGGTTGAAAGAAAATGAAAGTAACACAAGCAATTTTGAAAATGGGTTTGTAGATGATGAACCTATTCCATTCTAGGAGGAAATAAATGCGAAGAGGTAGACCAAGAAAGATATGTAGCCACTCATTTGGGCCAGCAAAAAGCGGTGCGCTATGGGTGAAAACATCATGCCCCAAAGGGAAAACATCAATTAAAGTATTCAAAGGCAAAACAGCAGGCACTTTATATTGGCTGAAAAAAGAAGAATGTGAAGATTGCCCTGCATATAGTCCTACAAAGGTTTATGCAAAATAGGAGGGAACAACATGCAAAGCACAAGCATGGCAGGTGTACCGATGAATTGCATAAATTGGTTGGCACTAGGTGCGGTAGTATACGGTGCAATGGATAAGCGAAATGCATTAAAAGTATTGGGATTAAAGGACCAAATAAATGCAGATACGTTACAACCATTGATTAATAGAGGACTAAGCCAAAGGCAAATAGCAGAAGAATTAGAAGTAAGTCAAAGCTTAATTAGAAATATTTGTAAAAAATTAGGAATTAAAACGAAACGAGGTAGAAAACAATGAAAAAAGTAATGTTAGCAGTAATGGTATTAAGCGCAGTAGTTAATGGTGCATATGCAAGTGATCTAGTTGTAGGCCCTACAGAGCCAAATACAACACAACCAACAGTAACAGGCTATAACAGTGCCGCAATTGGAGTAAATACAACAGTAAGCGGTACAAGCACAATTGTATTAGGAAGAAACAATAATGTAGTAGGTGATAACAATGTAATCATTGGGGCAAATAATGGCACTATCAATGCTGGTCAAAGCACATTCATTGGTTATAACAATACAAGCGTAGATAATAGCCAAGAGCAAACAGTGATTGGTGCAAATAGCAAAGTTGGTGGCCAAGGAGCAATGGCACTAGGTACACATGCAGTAGTAACTTCAATTGATGCGGTAGGCATTGGCAATAATATTGTGGCGGATAAGCCAAATAGTGTTGCACTGGGAACAAACAGTGTAACAGACGATGCAGTTAATCAACTACAAGCAATGGTAAACAATACAACATATGTATTTGCTGGTACAGATGCAACATCAGTAGTAAGCGTAGGCAGTAAACAACGTGCAGGCTTTGGTGGAGTAAAAAACTATGTTCGCCAAGTACAGAATGTTGCTGCAGGCAGAGTAGATGCATCTTCTACTGATGCAGTAAATGGTTCACAACTACATGCTGCATATGATGCCATTAATACAATGGGTGAAGATATTGATAAAGCACTAGATGCACAACAACAATTCAATACTGCAGTACATAACACATTAGCAAATCATAAGGATGCAATTAAAAATAACACACAACGTATTGCACAACATGATGCGGACGTTGCAAATAATAAAAATGCTATCAAGGCTAATGATCGTGTATTGAAAAATCATGAAGAGCGCATTGATAAGCTAGAACATCAAGCAAGCAATACATTAACAAATTTAAAAGCAGACATTAAGCAATTGGACGGACGAATTAATAAAGTAGGTGCAAGTGCAGCTGCATTAGCTGGATTACATCCAATGGAATTTAACAAAGATGATAAATTTAGCACATCTGTAGCATATGGCCACTATAAAAATGCCAATGCAGTGGCATTAGGTGCATACTACAGACCAAATGAAAAAGTATTACTTGGTATTGCAGGTACATTTGGCAGTGAAAACATGTACAACGTAAGCGCATCTTTCAAATTTGGTAAACATAGTGAATATGAACCACAAGCAAAACGTGACGGAGAAATTGAAGCTATGAAAGCACAAATTGCAGAATTAACAGCAAGACTTGATGCGGTAAGCAAATAAAATAGGTGGGCGGCATATCCGCCCTTGCCTAAAACTAGGGGGCGAAGTTATGAACCATGTAACAACACTATTTAACAGTAATGAGTTTGGGGAACTAAGAACTATCATTATAGAAAATGAAGTGTACTTTGTGGCCAAGAGCGTAGCAACTGCACTTGGATATAAAGATACTGCAGATGCAATCAGAAAACATATTGATGAAGAAGATAAGCTGCGTTGGCAAATTGCCGATACAGGTCAAAAGAGGGAAACATATTTAATCAATGAGTCTGGACTATATTCCTTGATATTGAAATCAAAGATGCCGAGTGCGAAGAAATTTAAACGCTGGGTAACTAGCGAAGTACTTCCACAAATTAGAAAAACAGGAAGCTATGATCTACATATTCCAAAGACACTGCCAGAAGCATTGAGATTATACGCAGACGAAGTAGAAGCACATAACCAATCAAAGGCAATCATTGAGCAACAGAAACAACAAATAGCAGAATATGAGCCAAAGGTTGACTACGTAGATAAAATTCTAAGCTCACAAAATGCAATGACTGTAACACAGATTGCCTATGACTATGGATTAAGTGCGATTGCATTAAACAAGATACTCCATGAAGCACATATTCAACGTAGCGTAAATGGGCAATGGATTTTGTACAGCGATTTAATGCATAAGGGGTACACAAAGACTAAGACACATACATATATGACTACTGATGGGAGATTAGAGTGCAAAGTATCAACACGATGGACGCAAAAAGGTAGACTGATGATACATGAACTCCTAAAGAAACGTGGGATTAATGCCATATGTGAGGAGGTAGCATGAAGCCATTAGTATATAAAGGGCTAAGAAAGAACTTAAACAGGTCAGAATGGGTAAGCAGTGATGAAATAAAGCAAAGCTACTCACAAATAAGATTACTATCAGTAGAAAATGATACATATGCATGGGTACCAATTGAGGACGGAACACTATGCAGAGGAAGCGAAGCAAAAGACACACTAGGGCAAAGAATATACGAAAAGGACCACATAGAGTTTGATTGCAAATCAATACAAGATACACCAATGGTAGGGGAAGTATATTACAGCGTTGATAAATACCAATGGAGATGCAAGGCAATTAACCAGCAGGACACAACAAAACATGATGCGGTATTAGATTTTGACTTAGCATTTGTATTGAATAATGGAAAAGTAAAAGTAATAGGCAATAGATTAGAGGGATATGAGCATGAATGATAGATTTAGAAACCTAATAAAAGCACATAATCATATTGTAAAAGGACGGCAAAAGGAAGTAAGAAAAGTATTCATCCCACATTGGGGGTATGTATTCGTATCATCTGATGCCTTGATAAAGGCAAGAATACGAAGAGATGTATTAAAGGGGACAAGAGCATTTAATCAATGGGCAAGGAGTTATTATGAAACCACCATGCAGGGAGTGCCAATTTAGAGAAGTAGGGTGTCACAGTAAATGCGAAAGTTATATTCAATGGAGAGTGCAGCTAGATAAATATAACGAGCAAAAGAACATGCAAGGCGATGCCTATAAATATGTAGGGGATAACGTAAGAACCATTAGGCACAGAATGAGAAAGCTAAAAGGATATAGCTGTACTGTGAGGGATTAATAAATGAAGTTAGATTTATGGGTAAGGCTAAATATAACAATGGCTGATGATAGCAAGGTAAGTGGCTGGACACAGATATATGGAAAACATGAGTTAGCCATGTATAAAAAACCTTTCAAAGAATTAAAGCCAATTGTTAATGATCACATAGAAAAAATGAACTGGCTAACTATTTGTAATAGGTGGGGTGAAACAAATCAAGTAATAGAAATTAATGCAAGGAAGATAAAGCGGTATGTAATTAAAGAGTGTGTACAGCCATATGATGAACATGAAGAATATGCGGTTAAAGCATGGTGTAAAAACTATATGAAAAGGAGAACATTCATAGAAAAGAATGAATGATAAAAAAATTTTAGATGCATGCTGCGGTTCAAAGATGTTCTGGTTTGATAAAGAATATAAAGATGCTGTATATATTGATAATCGGACAGAGGATACAACGCTTTGTGACGGCAGAAGATTAATTGTTAGACCAGATATAGTAGCAGATTTCAGGAATATGCCATATAGTGATGAAACATTTTATCTTGTTATTTTTGATCCACCACATTTAATAAGAGCGGGTGAAAAGTCATATTTAAAAATAAAATATGGAAAATTAAATACAGAGTGGAAAGAAGATATAAAAAAAGGATTAGCAGAATGTTGGAGAGTCCTTAAACAAAATGGGACGATGATATTTAAATGGAGCGATGAGCAGATAAATATATCAATGGTAAAAGAATTATTACCTTGTGAGCCAATTATTGGACAACGCAGAGGGAAAACTATATGGCTAGTGTTCTTTAAACCATAAGGAGGATATGAAATGCAAAGAAAGTGTCATAGATGTGATAGGTTATTTACACCAGATAGCCATAGCACATGGTGTCAAGATTGTAGAGCAGGCAAATCAGTAAAGCCTAGAAAGACAAAGGAACAAATAGAGCTAGAGCGCCTTGAACGATTAGAAAAAGCATTTAAATACACAAGATACTGTATACAGTGTGGAAAGAAGTTCTATACAAATGATACACGTAAGGTAATATGCGGTGATTGGGAATGTGAAGAAAAACAAAGATTTGAACTTAGAAGAGCAAGCTGTAGGAAAGGAAAACAAAAATGAGGATACTAAGCATTGGGTTTGGGGATAAAAAGAAAGTAAAGTATGAGAAAGCAAATAATGCTGGTATTACTGAAACATATCAATTAAGTACGGAGGACGATTTCAGACCAGAGATATTAGAACCATATGTAAATGCAAGAGCATTAGTATTTGAAGTATTTAAAGTGTTTAAGCTATTTGAAGAAGAGTGGATGAAGATTAAATCCATTAGCTTTAAATGGCATAAACAAATGCCTAGAGTTATTACAGAAGTTAAATATGTGCTTTTAATTACCAACAAAAAAGGTGATGAATGTACAATTAGCACTTCATGGCTTCCAGTAGAAGAGGAAACACAAGACAAACTAATTCCATTAGTGGAAGAAATAGAATTATTTGTAAGAGGTACAAGAGCGCAGGGGAAACTATGGGAAGAAGAATTAGAAGCTGATGCGGTTGAGGGTGAAACATTTCACATCAATGATCTAGTACAAGAAGGAGAAGAGGATGATTAAAAACCAATTAATTTATGTAGCGCATCCATATGCAGGAAAGGAAGCTAATAAGTATTCCATTGATACAATTATGGAAAACTTAGTAATGCTAGATAAGAACAATACATATCTATCACCTCTTCATAATTTCAGTATGCTGTACTTTGATACACAGTATGCAAAAGGCTTAAAAATATGTTTGGACATGCTAAATAAATGTGATGCCTTAGTATTATGTGGAGACTGGGAAACATCTAAAGGCTGCATTGGTGAATGGTCATTTGCAATAGCAAAAGGGATACCAATATATACATGGAAAGAATGGACAGATAAAGTAAAGGAACAGGGAGATAATAGCCGATGACAGGAAGGGAATATTTAAATCAGATACGTGATACTGATTTGAATATCAAATGTAAGGAAAGAGAAGTGTTAAGGCTGCAACAAGATATAATGTATCTGCAAGCACTAGACTATAGCAAAGACATTGTAAGCGGAGGGCAACCAATCACATTTGAAGATAAGATAGCAAACATTGATGCACTATCAAATGAACTAATGAGGGAGTGGAGCGGTTACCTAAGAGAAAGGGAAAGAGCAAGATTTCTTATTAATGCAATATCTAGTGCCAAGCAAAAGGCGGTACTGATTGATAGATACATTAATTGTTACACATGGGAAAAGGTAGCAGAATTAATAGGGTGTTCGGTGCAAAACATTCACAATCTGCATAAGCGTGCAATTAGAAATTTTGAAGTAATTTTTAAAAAGGTTGATAGTATTTGACTATCAATTTATGGGATACTATACGTGGGCATGGATGAAGAGAACACTTTCAACAAGCCTCCTAGAAAAACTACACACTATTAAGGACTACATCATACACAGGTCGCACAACACAGTATGATGCGGTCCTTTTTAGTTTATAAGGGGTATTTGATGAAACATAAAAGGATTACATCCAAGAAAACGATACAAGAAGTTCGCAAGCCATATTGTGAAATATGCGGACAAAGAACAAATATAGAACCCCATCATATTAATACACGTGGAAGCGGCGGCGGAGATATTAAGGAGAACTTAATACAACTATGTACACAATGCCATATCAATACACATAGTGGACAATATCCAACTAAAGATGATTGCTTAAATAAAGTAGCAGAGCGTGAAGGTATTACATATGATGAAGCATATGCAATTAATCGTAGATCAATGGGATATGATGTATGACTAGAATATGTTGCAATAGGGACAGATGCTTAAATAATAAATATGGCATCTGCACTGCAGACACAATTGAATATGAGGGAATATGTCAAAGCTACATAACACAGAATGATGCAAGAAAAACTAATTGTGGATTATGTAGAAGAACACATGGGAAGTTAAAGCGTAATAGCAATACGGTATTAAAGTAGAGGTGATGCAATGCTAAAAGCATGTAGCTATTGTGGAGGAATACATGAAGGAGATTGTCCACATAAACCAAAGCGCAACTACAAGCAGGAGCATGCAAATGCATCTGATAGCAGAAGGAAAGAACGGAAGTTCAGAAGCAGTGTTGAATGGCAAGACTGCAGACGAGATATATTAGATCGTGATAAACATCTATGTAGATTATGCTTGCACGAAGATAATTATATTAGTGTAGGGCAACGCTTAGATGTGCATCACATTGAACCATTACACGAAGCATGGAAGAAGCGTACTGATGAAAAGAACTTGATTACATTATGCAAGATGCATCACTACAAAGCAGACCATGGAGAATATAAGAGGGAGTACTTGAAAAAAATAATTAGTACCCCCCCTACCATAAAATAAATTTTTGGCGAAAAAGTCCAAGACCGTACTGCTCACCACAATTTACACAATTTTCCCTAATGGGACATGCGTGCGCACGTGAATATATATTTATTTATATAGGGACTATACAATGATGCTGCAAGGCAGAGGAAAGGAGGTGGACACATGAGAAAAGCTGTATCAGCAAGGACTACAAAGAAGCACTTAACAAAAGCAGAAAAAGAAAAACGTATTGCTGTAGAAAATGCGTTTATTGATGATGCGGAAATAGAACCGCCAAGCTATCTAACTAAAACACAACTAGAAGCATTTCACTTTATTGTTGATGCATTAAGGCAAGCTAAGGTATTAAGCAGGTTAGACACACAAACAATCATTCAAGCGAGCGTGGCTATTGATATGTTACACACTGCAAATAAGCGTGTGGCCAAAAGGCCAACACTTGCAATTGATAGAGAATTTGTAGCAACACAAGAGAAGCTGGTGAGGACATATTTAAAATTATGTGATGAATTGTGTCTATCTCCACAATCTAGGGCAAAGCTTGGAGTGCTTGTAGCTAATCAAAAAGAAGAGGAACAAGATCCATTGCTTAATGTACTGCAAGGGGGTGTATTGAGTGGATAAAAAACATCCTGCCTATCAGTACGCAATGGAAGTTGCAAAAGGTACTATCAATGCACCAAAGTATGTAAAATTACAGGTTAAAGAGTTTTTAAATATTGCAAATAATAAGGATAGACAGTACATTATTGATGATAATAAGGTACGAACTATTGGGGAATTGCTGAAATTATTAATAATGCCTAAAGGTTTAAAGGCAAATATCACAGTATATGATGCTATGGCAGGGTTCCAATGGTTCTTTATAACTGCAATATTATGTACAGTTGAACGTAACAATAAAGACAAAAGACGATATGAAAACGCAATACTTGAGATATGCAGAAAGAATGGCAAGACATTTATAATTGCTATTCTTTTTATTTTGCTATTTTTCATGGAGCCTAAGTTTTCTAAGTTCTATTCTGTAGCGCCAGACGGTTCATTATCACGTGAGATTAAAACCGCTATAGAAGAAATATTGCGTAGCAGTCCTGCCATGTTAGGGAAGATGAATGGTAAGGAAAAATTTAAAATGTTACGTGATTATATACACTGCAACATTACGGATAATAGATATATTCCGCTTAACTATTCAACAGGGCGCCTTGACGGTAAATTGCCAAGTGTATTCCTAGTAGATGAAACAGGAGCATTGCCAAATACATATGCAATTGAAGCAATGCGTTCTGGTCAATTAACAATACTAAATAAATTAGGCTTTATAATCTCAACTAAATACCCAACTTTAAATAACCCTTTTGAGGATGAAGTTGACTATGCTAAGCGTGTATTAAATGGAGCAGTAGATGATGATAAAGTATTTGCATTACTATATGAGCCAGATGATACAAAAGGTTGGGCAACCAATGATGAAGTATTAGAGCAAAGCAATCCATTGGCCATTGAAGTAACAGAAATCATGGATGATTTAAAAGCCAAAAGGCAAGTGGCAATTGAAATTGAAAGCAAGCGTGAAAATTTCATTACTAAACATTGCAATATCATTTATAGTGGCGCAGGGAGTGAAAGCTTTGTAAATATTGCAGACTTACAAAAAGGCGCAGTAGATTATATTGACTGGGCAGGAAGAGAAGTATTTCTTGGGGTGGATTTAGCCATGACTACAGACAATTGTGCTGTATCAATGGTGGCCTATGATGAAGATGAAGGAAAAGTATATTTAGATGCAAGGGCATTTATACCAGAAGATAGAATAGATGAAAAATCTAAGCTTGAACGTATACCATACAGAGATTTTATTAACGCTTGTTACTGTATTGCATGTGGAAACCGTACTGTAGATTATGGTGCAATTGAACGCTTTATTATGGCAATTGAAAGCAAATATGGAGTTACAGTAATGGGGATTGGCTATGATAGATATAATGCACTATCAAGTGCGCAAAAATTAGAAGATGCAGGCTATACAGTGGTAGAAATTAAGCAACATTCTAGTGTATTACATCCTGCTACTAAATGGCTTGCAGAGTTAGTAGCAGAAGGAAATTTAGTATATGAAAAAGGAAATAAGTTACTAGAAATCAACTTTGAAAATTCAAGATGTGTGTACGATACCAATATGAACCGATATGTAAATAAAAAGAAATCAAGGGGCAAGGTTGATATGGTAGTAGCTGGTATCAATGCAATGTACTTATTACATCAAAACTACATGCTAAATAGCGCATTAGATTGGGTAGTACAAATGTAGAAAGGAGGTGAGAAATTGAGTTGGGTTAAAAGTTTATTTGGATATGAAGTTAGGGAAGAGCAAGTATTAAATGAAAACTCATTCATTGATACTGCAGATGATATTGATTTAAACCTTCCAAGCTATGATGCAAATACACGAGTAACAAGGCAGCAGGCTTTATCTGTGCCTGCAGTAGCAAGTGCATTATTTCTTATATCTGGGATTATTGCTGGTATTCCTGTACGAATGTATAAACGTGAAGGCAATACAATTGCAGAAATATTAGATGATGAACGTATTAAGTTATTAAACATTGAAACTAATTCTATTCTTGGAGCATATGAAACAAAGCAAGCTATGATTAATGATCTAATTATGGAGGGTGCTTGCTATTGTTATATTGGTAAGAATGGGAACAATGCAGAGTCATTACAGTACTTGCCTAAACATAGAGTAAGCTTGTTAGATAACGGAAAGCTAATTGATAGACAAATATATTATTTAGTTGACGGAAGTTATTATGATAATTTCAATATTATGAGTGCCGTGAGGAATTGTAGTGACGGAGTTCATGGCCGTGGATTATTAGATGATAATGCCATGCATATTTCTAGCATGTACAATGCACTTGTATATGAAAATGGAGTAATCAGTAAAGGTGTACGGAAAGGCTTCCTAAAATCGGAAGGAAGATTGACTGTAAAGGCATTGGAAGCACTAAAAAAAGCTTGGAGATATATGACTTCTAAGCTTGGAACAAGTGATGTAATAGTACTGAATAAAGGGATTACATTTGAAAGCGCAGATAGTACAGCGGTAGAAAATCAACTTAATGAAAGTAAACAGACAAATGCGGACTTAATTTATAAAATATTTGGATTTACAGACAAAACTTTTATAGATGAGAAAGCGTTTAATATTTTTGTTAAGACAACGATAATGCCAATAGTAAACTGCTTCATTGAAGCTATTAATAGATCCTTATTGTTAGAAACAGAAAAAGGAAGCTACTATTTTAGCTTGGATATGAACGATTTACTAAAAGCTGATATGTTGACACGCTTCAATGCCTATAAAACAGCACTTGAAAGTAATTGGATTAATGTTGATGAAATTCGCAAGCGTGAAGATTTATCACCAATGGGTATTGATTTTGTGAGCATGAATTTAGCGAATGTATTCTATTACCCAAAAACTAAGAAAGTTTACACACCAAATACAGGTGCATTTGGGGATTTGACTACATTAAAAGCAGAGAAAGGAGGTGAGAATAGTGAAGGTTGAAGTACGTAATGGCGCTGCCACTATTGAGGGTTATGTAAATGTAACAGAACGATTGAGTAAGCCAATCCGTGATGTAAGAGGTAATTTTCTTGAAAAAGTAGCACAAGGTGCATTTAATTCTGCATTAAAACGAAATAATAATATAGAATTGCGTTTTAATCACCGCAAAAAATTAGGGGACCAAAAGGACGGTTCGCTTGAATTGCGTGAGGATAGCATAGGATTATACGCAAAAGCAACTGTGACTGATGCGGAAGTGGTAGAACTAGCAGAGAAAAGACAGTTAAAAGGCTGGTCCTTTGGATTTAAGAAGCTAGAAGATGAATGGGAAAAACAGGAAAATATGCCAGAAATCCGCACACTAAAAGAAATTGATATGAGTGAAGTTAGCATTTTGTCGGTTAATCCAGCATACATTGCAACTTCTATTAGTGTACGTTCTGATGCGGAGGAAGATTTACTAGAATGTAGATCCAATGAAAGCGCAATAGGAAAATTAGAATATGATATTGAAGAACGTAGTAAGTCTGATGATAAGAAAGAAACCAGCAACAAAAAATATCATGATATTTTAAATAAAATGAAAGTTTAGCATCCATTTGTGTGGGTGCTTTTTTATTACAAGAAAAGAGGACAGTGTAATATGAAGAATTTAAAAAAATTGATTGAAAAACGTAATGAGTTAGTAATGCAAATGGATAATCTAGTTAAAGTAGCGGACGAAGAAACACGTGCTTTAAATGAAGAAGAAACAACAAAATTTGAAGGCCTACAAAAAGAAGTAGCAGACATTGATAAAACATTAAAACTTGCACAAGAAGAACGCTCCTTAATGTCTGTATCTGATGATGAAACACCAGCTAAAACAGATAAAAAAGCAATGGCAATGGCAGAAGAACGTGCGTTCGCTAACTTCTTGCGTAATGGTGAAACCACATTCTCTGATACAGAAACACGTTCCGATGTAAATCTTGCAAAAGGGGATAATGGTGTATTAATCCCTACTACAATTGCTGAACGTATCGTAAGTACTGTTAAAAACATTGCACCTATCCTTGAAAATTCAGACTTCTACGATGTGAAAGGTGATTTGGTTTTTGCAGTAGAAGATGAAGCTACATCTAAAACTACATGCGCATATGTGGGTGAGTTCCAAGAATTAGAAAGTACTACTAATAAATTCAAATCTGTAGTATTGAAAGGTAATGTTGTAGGTGTACTTACAAAAGTATCCAAATCTTTGATTAACAATGTAGGTTTTGATATTGTTAATTATGTAATTACAAAAGTGGCAGAAGCTATTGCTACATTCCTTGATAATGAAATGCTTAATGGCACCGCTAAAATTCAAGGTTTGTTGCAAGCAAAACAACAAGTAACAGCTGGTGCAGCGACTGCATTAACTGCGGATGATCTAATTAATTTGCAATTAGCAATTCCTCAAAAATTCCGTGGTAATGGTGTATTCATCATGAACCCAGATACATTTAAAGCATGTACAAAATTGAAAAATGGACAAGGCGAGTACTTGTTAAATAAAGACATTACAAATGGCTTTGGTTATACATTATTAGGCCGTCCTGTGTTTGAGTCTGATAATATGCCAAAAATTACAACAAAAGCTAAAGTAGCGGTATTTGCAGATTTAAAAGGATATTCTACTAAGCTTAGTAGTGAAAGCGCAGAAATTACAATTTTAAAAGAACGATTTGCTACACAATATGCAGTAGGTGTTGCAGGATACGTTGAAATTGACGGTAAAATTGTTGAAGAGCAACGCATTGCAGTACTAGCAATGGCATAATAGGAGGAATTATATATGATGTATAAAGTATTGGTTAGTTTTTGTGGGGCAGTATCTGCCTCACAAAACAGCATCATTGAGATTTCTGATGCGGAGATTATAAATGATTTACTGAACGCTGGATATATTGAAGAAGTAAAAGAAACAAAAAAAGGGAAAAATACGAACAAAGACGAGGAATAGTCCATGAAAGTTAGTGAACTGACAATAGAAATTGTAGCTAACTATATACGTGTGGAAGTAACCACTGCAAGTAAGCCTATTCTTGATATGGTGCTACCTGCTGCAGTTGAATATTGTGCTACATATACAGGTTTATCAAAAGAAGCACTAGATGAATATGATGATATGGCAATGGCAGTAATGGCCTTATGTGGAGAATTTTATGACAATCGAACATATACCGCAGTAGAAAATGCAATTATTAATCCTACTACGCAAGCTATATTGGATAAGTACTCTATGAATTTAATGGAGGGGTACCAATATGTACAGAAAAGGTAGGCTAAGCACACTTCTACAACATGAAGCAGAAATACATGCTAATAGAAAATCTGATGTAATGAATGAACTAGGACAATATCCAATAGTGGATACTGTTTTAGGTAACATGTTTTGTGGGGTAATTCCTCAAACAGGTGGACTATTAAGCGGTAGAACAGCTGAAACCACATTAGCTAGAACCACACATAAGATTATTTGCAGATATAGAAATGATATTGAGCCAGATATGTGGCTTATCATTGAAGGTCAAAAGTATAATATCTTATATGTTATGGATCCGTATCTTAACAAAGAACGGTTAGAGATATTTACAGAGGTAGTAATCTAATGAGTGTTGATATTGAAACGGAAGGACTAAGCGAATTTACGGAAGAATTATTGGAATTAGCAAATAAAGACTTCCCAAAGGATACAAAAAACTTCTTACAACGTGCTGGAAACAAGCTAAAAGCTAATGCCAGAAATAACTATAAAAGAGGTACTACGCAAGGCACAAAGAACCTGGTTAAAGGGTTAAAACGTGATAGAGCATATAAATATGGCAAGGATGAGTGGCAAGTACGTGTTAAAAATACAGCACCACATGCATGGTTAGTTGAACATGGACATGTAATGCTGGGCCATAAATCACAAGGAAAACCTAAGATTATAGTTGGCAATACAGGGGAAGCATTTGTAAGGGGTAAAAATATTATGGGGAAAACGGCCAAGGCATTTCCGTCTGAATATCAATCTATGGCGGAAGAGTTCGTAGATAAAATGCTAGATGAAAAGGGGTTAGGTTGATAGTGGTTACAGCAGTAGACATTGTTAAAGCGCTAACAGTAAGATGCAGGGAACTACTGGGATGTGATGTTAATGATAGGGATATATCAGAGGGATTTGATAGACCTTCATTTTTCATTGAAGTAGTAGATTTTAAAAATGAGGATATAGGGACTATTCTTAGAGGGGACACTTTAAATATCTACATTTATTATTTCAATGAGAAACGTGAAATAGGATACCTAAATTTATTGAAAGCACGTGAAAGCTTACGTGAAATGTTGGGTAATCCAATACAAGTAGTTGAAGGGTATAGCATTACAGCAGATGAAATAGTAGAAACTATTAACAAAGCAGATATGTCCTATATTACAAATTTTGATATTGTAATTTATCAAAATAGACCAGAAGAAGAAAAACCATACATGGAAGAGTTGGCAGTCAATGGACAATTACAAAAGTCCACAGAAAATATATAGCATCCACAATTGTGGGTGCTTTTTTGTTAAGCAGAAAGAGGTAAAACATGGCAATTGGCTTACCAAATATTGATATTGTCTTTATTCAAAAGGCAGTGTCTGCAGTGCTTCGTTCTGAACGTGGCACAGCGGTGATCATTGTTAAAGATGATAAACAAACAACAGCAGGCTATGATATTTTTAAGTTTGAAGCGGATATTACAGATAAAAAATATAATGCTGAAACTATTAAATTGTTAAAGCGCTGTTTCTATACAAATGTAAATAAAGTAGTGGTATTACATGTACCAACAAAAACAACTGCATTTACAGATGTAAAACCAATATTAGATAGAATTAAATACAACTGGGCATGTACTCCTGTAGCAGAATGGCAAACAGATTTAGTATCTTACACTAAAAGCCGTAATGTTATTTCTAAAGGGCGCAAAGTTAAATGCGTAGTAGCAAATGTTACAGTTGCTGATGATAAGCATGTAGTAAATATGAAAGGTCAATATGTACATGAAGCTGATGCGGAAGCAGGCACTAATGTAAAAATGACAGATTATTTACCACGTATTACAGCAATTTTGGCTAATTTGCCAATGAATAGAAGTATTACTTACTATGAACTAGAAGATTTAGATTATGTAGATAATTCTTACATTACAAGTGAAAAAGATGTAAATAAGTGGACTGATGAAGGTTGGTTACTTCTTATCAATGATGATGAGGATAATGTAGTACGTGTAGGCCGTGGGGTTAATACATTAACTACATTTACATCAACAGAGACAGAAGACATGCGTAAGATTATTATTGTCGAAAGCATGGACCTAATTCTTGAAGATTTATATTCCACGTTTAAGAAATACTACGTGGGCAAATATAAAAATCACTTGGATAACCAATATCTATTTATTTCTTCTGTAAACTCTTATTTCAAATCTTTAACTAAAGTAGTTAATGGCGAAGTATTAGATCCAGAGTATGATAATCATGCTTATGTTGATGTTGAAAATCAACGTCAAGCTTGGCTATCTGTAGGTAAAACAGAAGCAGAGGACTGGGATGAAGATAAGGTTAAAAAAATGTCTT